GTTGTCACCTGATATCAAGTTAGGCGGCACGCTCACGCTTGATTCTGTACAAAACCCATCCCTTAACGGTTATTACACGATCTATCGCACCGGGTTTGAAATCGCGACGCGCAGCGAGCCGTTTTACGACGTTATCGAAGCTACGCGTTACCCCGCAATGTTCTGGTCAACGAGTCTGCCGCAATGAGTACACCCAACATTCCATCAAAGCCCCCATCAGCCGATGGCGATTTGGGCTCTGCACTTTCGTTCATCATGCGCAAATATATGATGAACGTTGACGGACAGTTGCCGGCGGAAATCGTCAGTTATAACCGCGCCACGAACCGCGCCATTGTACTACCGCTAATCAGCATCATTGGTACGGATGGTACGCGCATGGGGCGTGCACCTATTGCTGCCGTGCCAGTGCTTGCTATCGGTGGTGGTGATCTGTTCATCAATTTTCCGTTGGGTCCGGGTGATAAAGGCTGGATCGAAGCAAGCGACCGTGACATATCGCTATTCCTGCAATCGGCGCAAATGTCACCGCCTAACGATGGTCGGCTACATTCGTTTGAACATGGGCGGTTTATTCCCGATGTTTACGACCAATACACATTTACGCCTGATGCGGGCGCAATGGTAATCAGCACGTTAGACGGAACAACCAGAATAACGGTTGCTGCCGGTAAAATACAGATAATCACAAGCAACGAACTAGACCTGATAGGCCAAACGCTCAACGTTGATATGTCTGAAGCTGTGAATATCAATACTGGATCGTTGAATATCGTAACGACCCAATCGAGCGGTACGGGAATTACCGGTACGGTCTCGTTGCCGAAACTGACGAATATCGACGGCGTACCGTTCCCGACTCACCAGCACGACAGTGTGCAACCGGGTAGCGGTCAGAGCGGCGGTGTACACGGAGCACCATAAATGCCAACAGTTATTGCAGAGAACGAAAACCGCGATATGTTCCGTGGGTCTGACGGAAACATTGCGATGTTGAGCGGCGTTGATGCTGTTGCACAGCTTGCAAAATCTCGCATGGAAGCGCAACGCGGAGAGATGAAATATGCGGCTAACAGCGGCATGCCAACGCGTGCAACCGCATGGGATACGTTCAACCCTAAACAGTTCGACGCGGCAGCGCGTTCGATTCTGCTCGGCACGCCTGGGGTAACTGGCGTTCAATCATTCGAGATGTTTCGAGACGGCAACGACCTGAATTACACCGCCGTTATCACAACCATTTACGGAACCGCAACGGTTACTTCCCAATGAGTACAGCCTACGACTACATCACGCAAACCGGTGTTGTATCGCCGGATACGTCCGACGTTCTCACCGACGTTCAGGGCGAATGGACTGCCGCGTTTGGTGACGATCTGGACGTTAGCGTAGGTGATTCGCAAACGCCGCAAGGGATGATGATTGCGGCAGAAGTGACGGCGCGCACGGGCGTTGTTCAGGCCAACGCGAAGATTGCCAACCAGATTAATCCGAATCTGGCCGGCGGGCTATTCCTTGACGCATTGTGTGCGTTGATGGGTCTCACTCGCGCGGCCGCTACGTCAACGCAGGTAACGAACGTTACTCTAACGGGCGTTATCAACACCAACATTCCGGCCGGCACGCGCGCAACGCTGGGGCAGAATGGCCCGGTGTTCGTGTTGCAAACTGGCGTTGTTCTGGCCAATGATGGCAGCGGCGGCGGTATCGCGCGCGGTGTGTTCGTGGCGCAGGTTCCCGGACCTACGGCTGTCGCGGAGGGTGCGCTTAACTGGCCGCTCGATAGTATCCTTGGTTGGGAAACCATCGTAAACGACAATACCGCCGTTACCACAATGGGCACCAATCAGCAAAGCGATGCGTCGCTGCGCGCACTGCGTAACAACACGCTTGCGTTGCAGGGTATCAGTACGCGTGAGGCGCAGATTTCCAATCTGTTTGCGCTGCCTAACGTAACGTCAGTATCGTTTCGTGAAAACATAACTAGCGCTACAGCCGTTATTGATGGCATCACGCTCAAAGCTCATTCTATTTGGGCGTGCGTAGATGGTGGTGACAGTCTCGCTATCGCTACGTCGCTACTCGACAACAAAACGGACGGCGCGGACTGGAATGGTGCCGTACCAATAGGCGTTGTTGATCCTTCGAGCGGGCAGACATATACCGTTCTGTTTGATCGTCCGACATACGTTTTCATCTACGGTGCGATGACGATTCAACAGGGGACGTTCACGGGTAATCTGCAACAGGTGGCAGCGCAAGCCGTGGCAGATTATTTCGCCGGAAATATCGATGGCTTCGTAGGTTTGGGCAATGGCGATACGGTCTCGCCTTTCCAGATTTCGGCCGCAGTATCTGCCGCATGCCCTGGTTGTAGAATCCTTGGCTGCAATATCGGAACCGTGCCGGGCTCTCTGTCGCCGGCAGATATCGCCATCGCGCTTAACCAGCGCGCACAGACGACCAACACGGCTTTTGCTATCACGGTGCAATCATGAGTACGTCAATTGAAGATTTCGATTTCAACGTTGATCTGCTCAAGGGCATTTTGCTATGGCGTAACAACGAAGCGCCTAACATTACCGCACTGCTCGAAGGAAAGCAGGCGTGGTATGAACAGAATCATACTCAGTTCTGGAATGACTGGTGTACTAACGTATTCAACATCGATACGGCTACGGAGTTTGGCCTGTCCGTATGGGCGCTGATACTCGGTATGCCGCTAACCCTCATTGTGCAACCTAATCAGGGTCCGCAATGGGGGTTCGGTGTGAAGGGAACCAATAACCATCGCTTCAATTTCAATAACGGCAATTTCGGTACGGCGCAATCTGGCGTTGGTCTCACGCTGGATCAAAAGCGCATTCTGCTCAAGCTGCGCTATTACCAGTTGACAAGCCGGTGCACGGTGCCGGAAATGAATCGCCGTATCAAAGCGATATTGGGGCAGTTCGGCAACGTGTATGTGCTCGACGCGAACAACATGCAATTCGTTACGTTCGTTTTCGGGTTCCAGCCTAACAGCGCGTTACAATTTATTCTCGAAAATTTCGACGTATTGCCGCGTCCGGCGGGCGTTGGTGTAAGGATTATCGTATCGACGCGTCCGGCATTTGGATTTGGCGCGTTTAACCAGAACTTTAACAACGGCACCTTTTGGGCGGAAAACTAAGATGAACCAACATTACTTTGATGTACCGTTCGGGTTTGCTGGCGACGTTACGCCGATTCCCGATCCGCTGCAAACCGGCGGGGGCGTTTCGATGACTGAGGGGTGGAACTTCAATTATCAGCGCGACCTGTCAACCGATCCGGCCGCGCTGCCTATCGACCGGAGCACAATGAACTGGCTGTTGTTGCAGATCACGCAGGCGTTGCAGGCGTTGCAACAGACCGGTACACCGGAATTCATCAACGCTGCGCAGAATGCTGGCGCAGCGTTCCCATACGGTAAAGGTGCCGAAGTTCTTTGGTCCGCGTCGGGCAATGCGCCATTTACGAAATTCGTGTCGTTGACGGCCGCAAACACCAACACGCCGAGCACGTCGGACCCAACCGGCGCAACTACAGGTTGGCAGATCGTGTGCGACCCCATCGCTACATCGGCGCAAGCTGCGGCCGGAACCGATAACGCCAGCATCATTACGCCGTTGCTGCTCGCGCAGCAAACCGCGCTGCGTGCACTGCTCGCCGGTAACAGTTCGCAGGTATTCAACGTTGCGCCCGCGACTAGCTCGACGCAGGCTGTTCAACTGTCGCAATTGGGTGGGTATGCCGGGTTCTTGAGCCTGAACGCCAATGCGACACTGACCAACGCCAACGCCAACTATCTTATTGACTGGTTCGGTGCGAGTGGGGGCGCTGTTGGTTTGCCATCGGGTATCACGATGCCGGCCAATTCTACGCAGACCATTTACAATTACGGTGGCGGTACGCTCACGCTAAACACTACTGGATCGGGCGATTTCATCTACTCCGGTGGCGGCACCACTACGCACAGCATAGTGCTTCAAAAGGGCGACAACCTGATACTGTCGTATCGCGGCACTAACGAGATAGACGTTATCGGCGGTTCGGCCGCGTTTCAGTTCAACCCCATCACTGTTGCCCCCGCTACGGCCGGCACACATGCGATGCAGTTGCAACAGGCTACGGGACGGTTGCTTGCGGTGCGTGTGTTTACTGCGTCAGGCACCTATACGCCTACCGCCGGAACCCGTTTCGTAATCGTCAAGTTGCAAGCGGCCGGCGGTGGCGGTGGCGGCACCGTTAACACCGGTGCCAACGTATCCATCGGCGGGGGTGGCGGCGCTGGTGCATATTCGGAAGCTCAATTCATAAGCGGCTTTAGCGGTGCTGCTATGGTGGTTGGCGTTGGTGGCACTGGCGGTGCCGCTGGCGGTGGCTCTGGTACAAATGGTGGTAACACATCCTTTGCCGGGAATGTCGTGCAAGGCGGTGGCGGTGGCGTTGGTGGCGCTGCGGCTACGCCACCATTCGCACAAATTGGTGGTACTGGTGGCCCTGCGCCGTCATTTGGCTACATAAATACTGCCGGCGGTAGCGGCGGCACATCAACTGCCGCCGCAGTTGCATCGTTCGTTTCTGGACAAGGTGGTAACTCTGCGCTAGGTGCCGGTGGTGCATCGCAAGGCACAACGACGGCACCCGGTAACACTGCACAAGGTTATGGCGGTGGCGGTGGCGGTGCTGCTAACGGTGCCGGCACGTCGGGCCAACCCGGCGGTAATGGGGCACCGGGTTTGATCGTCGTGTACGAGTACGCATAACCAACGAGACCAACATCATGCAAAACGAAACATTCGTTGCAAGCGCGGCAAAAGTTGTATCTGTCAACACGGGGGCGGCGGTAAGTATGGCAACGAATCCGGGGACCATTGGGACCATCGCCGGTTTGCTGGCGGCAACCTACTCAATCATCCAGATTGTCAAATCGTTGCCGTGGTTGACCGATTACACCATTGCGTTGTGCTCCGGTCTGTTTAAAAAGGACTGGTCGCACTGGCGCGCAATTGCGCGTCGAACAGAACGAGGTACTAATGACGAGTCTTAGCAAAAAGGTGCTCGCGCTCATAGCCTCAGGTGCATCAGCCATCGCCATCGCCACGCAGTTTTTGCATGAGAAAGAAGGGGCTGATAGGCTGGTGCCGTATCGCGATGCCGGGGGCGTGTGGACCGCATGCATGGGTGTGACGCACAACGTCAAGCCTGCGGACCGATACACGCCAGAACAGTGCGCGCAGATGGACGCGGCAGCTATCCAGCAAGCCGCGTCCGAAGTGCAACGCATGGTAACGGTGCCCATGAGCGAGCCCGAACGCGCGGCCGTTATTTCTTTCTGCGCCTACAATATCGGACCCGGCAAATGTTCGCAAAGTACGTTTCTGCGTGAACTGAACGCCGGCAATCGCGCGGCAGCTTGCGCGCAAATCCAACGCTGGATTATGGACGGTGACAGGGATTGTCGGGTGCGGTCTAACAACTGCTACGGGCAAGTCATACGCCGTCAACAGGAACGCGAACTATGCCAAACGAACTAACGTTGTGCGCCGTTGCTGCGGCAGTGGGCGCGTTGGTCGGCGGTATCTGTACTTACATGGTGACGCACAAGCTCGATAGCGTCGCCCTTGCGCACGAACAGAAAGCGCATAGTGACGATATCGCACGTATCAACGCAACCGCCGCGCAACAACTGGCCGATGCGCTCGCGAAGCAACAGGCAGCGGAAGGGCATGTTGCAACCATCCAACAACAGTACGATACGGAAGTAGCCAACCATGCGAAAGATTCTCTCGATTATCGGGCTAAGCTCATTGCTGGCACTCAACGGGTGCGCGTCCACGTCGCCAGTTGCGGTAGTGGCACCGCCGCAAGCGAAAGCGCCGCCACCCCCGCCGGAACTGATGGTTCCCCCGCCTACGCAGAGCTACCGGGAACAGTTGCTACGGGCGTTGTCGCAGTAACGGACGATGCCGACGCGCAGGCAATCAAGCTGCGCAAGCTGCAAGATTACGTGAAGGGGTTACAGGCCGATGGCTTCATATCCAACAACCAGTGAGGCGATGACGGCCATACAGGCGCATCAGTTGTGCGCTTCGATGGTGACAACGCCAACACAGTACGTTGTGTATTACCCGGCAACGTACAAGGTTCCAGGCGGTGTAGCAGTCAAACGAGGGAATGATGATCTGGCAGCGCTAAACCGGCTGTATGATCTGCTCGATAACTTCTGGAATGCCCAAACGCTACAAGTAGCGAAAGACGCATAGCAAAAGGCCCGCATCGTGCGGGCCTTTCGTTTTGGGGGAGCGATTGTTAGTAGTCGATTCCCTGTTGGTCGGCGCACTGACAAATTGCAATCGCCTTCGCGAGCGCGGCAATTTTGAACAGGTCAAGCCGGTACTCATCCGGGTTTTTCAGAACATCATGCGCATGTTGCAACGTCCAATGACCTTGAACTATCATTTCAAAGAAGCTATCAACTTCCGCGTCAATGCGCTGTTGCACGTTGCTTGCGATCATTTTCGTTCCCCTTGTTAGCAAGGCCGGCATTCGCGACAATCACCCGATGCAACATCGCGAATCACCTTGCGCTCGATTTCCCCATACCGCTTATCCATGTTGACAAGCGCGTCTTCGGCATCATCCAGCGTTTCCGCTTCCCATGCCGGATACCAGTACGCAGGTTGGTTGCCAAATTGCAACTTGACCATCATGTAGAACGCAACTTTTTGCATTTCGTTCCCCTTCGTTGAGTGTGAGACGAGTATAAACCGTTAGTAACGGTTTTGCAACCGCTCAATGCAACAAAACACACTCAACGAACGACGGCTGCTTGTCAGCATTGTTGCGCATATCCTTGAATGTGGCGTTGATCGCGCCCGTAGCTGTCGGTGTATCGCCATTGCTGGGCGTTGCGTACAGGGTGGTGCGGTCCCAAATGTCCGCACCAACGTGGTTGTAAACGACGTAGATTCTCACGATAACCTCATGGTTGACATTAGCGCGCGTGCCTCACGCACATAGTATTCATAATCGATCCAGTCCGGGAACTGTTCAGGCAGCGTCATCAATGGCCAACCGCCGGTGCTGTCGGATACCATGTTGCCGGTCAGACTGTTGCGGATCGACCCGTGATAGTCGCGCCGGTATGCCCAGCGCACAACCCCGCCTAGTTCTTCGTACATATCAGGCGTCAAACGCCCCTGCTCGAATTCTTCCCACGGTGTACCCTCTGCGTACAGCCGGATTGCCTTGCCGCGACCCAGCGCGCGCACAGTGACGAATTTGCGAATATCGCGGCATCGATAGATCGTCTCATCAATGGGCGTGCCATCCTTGATATACGCAACAACCGCATCCGCGCAAATCTCACGGTGCGGTGCTTTGGATGAAGACGGACCGCTACCAACTTCCGCATGCGTGAACAAACCCTTGCGCTTTACCTCACCATCCATCGTGATCGCGAAATAGTTGTTCACGTCGCGCATGTAGATACCCCGGTAATACGTGGTTTCTAGCACCATTTGCGTACGCGCTTCCCAATCCGCCATAACCGCTTTGCGTACGTGTTCCATGCCGCGCCGGGTGCGCGTAACGATACCGTCAGTGTTAGCTGACACAACCTCAATGCCGTTCAGTTCTAGCGCTTCGATCAGCATCAGCAACATAAGCTGACCCGTGATCGTCACTTGCACCAGTTGTTCCGGTGCGTAGAACATGCTGTATTTGGAACCCAGCTTGCCGAACTTGCCATTAAGCACAATCTTTTTGCTATCCGCTTCTTTCTTGCGGCCGGCTTTCTTTGCTGCGATACGATCATTGAACGTTTCGGTATAGATCACCAGTTCGCTAGGTCCGCACTGTTCGGGGTAAAGCTGCTGCGTGATGATGATGCGCGGATAGAACGAACCCACATCATCATCACAGATTTCGTGCGTGTCGGTGGTTTCGTAGAAAACGCCTTTTTCCTGCGAATGCAGACCGCCTGACCCGAACTTGTAAATGCTGTTACCCATCTTTACCCGGATCGCTTTCACGTCCTTGTGCATCTTCAGGCCGGATTTAATCTTGTCGCCATTCTCGTCTACCTCGTCGGTTTCTTCGTCCTTGTGCAGGATCGTAAACGGTGATGAAGCAACAACCCGGAGCACGTCCTGTAGTTGCTGGGTCTGAAACTGAATGCACGCCGGCACCTTGTAGTTGAACTGGTAGCCGGATGGGCGTTGAATCGGTTCCGGTCGATACCCCAGGCGCGCACGCGTAATCGCTTCGGCAATCTGCGCATCGCTTTTGCTACGCACGTCGATACCGATAGTTTCGGTAATGTGCTCGCGTAGCGGCATCCAACCTTTTTCACATGCAATCTTGTACAGCCGCTGCGTTACGCGCAGATCGTTACCGCAATACGTCGCAAGCCCTACGCGCTCGATAGGCGTAACGTTCTTGTTGAAATCAATGGGCAAATCCTGAATCGTCGGGCAGTGTGCGATACCTGCGTAGGTCTTCAAACGGATTCGTACACCCGGCAAAACTTCGCAGATATCGATATGGTCTACGTAGTCTGGCGCTTGCACGCCAAACGCGCGGTAAAAATCCCACGGTTTCATGCCGCGCCCAATGATCGTATCGTTAGCGTCTTTCAGTTCCTGATTCGTGGCACCACGCAGCGCTAGAGACAGGATTGGCAAATCGTAGTTGACGCCGTTGAAAGTAACGATTGTGTGAGTCATCAACACATTGACGATACCTAGCAGGTTCAACGGCTGACCCGGAAACATGGCGAATTCCTTGTACGTCCCGGTGAATTCAAACAGGAACTTGCACAAGAAATAGTCTCTGAATGTTTCCAGATCGCAATAAGCAATTGGACGTTTAACAAGCATTTGCAACCCCATGAAAAACGCCCGCACTCGGCGGGCGTGACAACTGCGATGTTAGCCGATCAGAGAGCCCAGCCTTGCGCCTTCATCATGTCATAGTTGAACCCGGCGTTCAGGAACGTGTTTACGTCCGTGTAGCCGGCCGCGATGGCTTGAGGCGACAGAGTGATAACAGGCGCGGCATTGGCAACCGGCGGCACCGGAACTGCCGGGGTGGGCGGCGGTGCGACAAACGACGGATTCGGAATGATCGGTGCGCCCGGAACTGCCGGGGGCGGCGCGGTAACGGCGGGTGCAGCCGGCGCCGCATACATCGTTGCCAGTTCGGCATCCGTCTTTACTTCGGTACCCTTGTAACGATAGCCGGCCGCGCTGGGGTGCACGATCCAGCCATCAGCGGCGGCGCGCGCCATCGGATCGACCACGACAGGCGGAACAGAGGCCGTCACGGGGGGAGCCGTAACCCCGGCCGCAGGGGCAGACCCAACCACGGGTACCGGGACGGCCGGGGGCGGCGCAACGTTCGACGGATTTGCACCAACCACGCAACCCGGCGGCAGCGATGCGACGTTGAGCTTGCCGAACGCATCGGACGCGCGCGGACCGGTGACGATGCGCGGACCCCCGCCGACGTAGCAAACCATGTTGCCGTTCATATACAACCCCGGCGTATCGCCATCGTTCTTGCTGCACGATCCCTGAACCGCGACGAAATCGCCAGGCAGAACGCGTGTCTTGTCCTGCAATTGCTGCGTCGGGTCCAAACCCACATTCAGATCGAACACGCGCGGCGCGCCGGCCGACGATGAGAACTTGACGACCCAATGCCCCGCCCATCCTTCTTTGACGTTGTTGGGCTTGCCGTCACCGTCGATACCGTCACCATCCGCGATCTTCATCGCAAAGCGCGGATGC